GGTGGGGGAGGGGCCGGGCGCGGTGGGTGAGAGGAGCACAGGGGCGCCCTTCGAGGTTTCGCCACGACCGTTAGCCGAGAGTTGTGCGTTCGGCATGTAGTCGAACACGGTCATCTCGGAATCCGCACGGATAAACAACAGCGAAGTGTTCACGGTACGCGGCTTGCCACCGGACCACTGGATAAGCTCTGCTTCGGTCTCCTCCAGGGTTGCAGGGTCGTTACCGCCCTGAGTCAGCTGGAGAACACGCTTGTTGAAGGTGTGCAGAGTGAACTCGAACTTGGTGGTGATGTTACCACGGATGTTACGTACTGCAGCAACCTCAGCGGTGTCGATAACGGTAGCGTCGCCGCCGTCAGACGAGAAGGTGGGCAGGGTCTCCGCAGAGGTCAGACCGATAGGTGCCCAGCCGTCAGGGTAAGTAGTGCTGTCGTCGGCCTTGAACTTGCCGACCGCACCCTTCGGAGGAGGTGCGAAGGTACCCGTCTTAGGGGCCAGCACCGTAACAAAGTCCGCAACAAGGACTTCACTCGGGTTATATTCAATAGGCTTAGCCATATTAGAGAACTCCTAGTTCTTGCAATGCCTTGGAAGGCTCTTCCATATTAGGTGCGCCAAACAGGGTGTCCCGTGACGCGAATGCAGTCAATGTTAGGGTGCTGTCTGACTGCTCCCCGGATACCGTCGTGACGGCGGCAACCGAAAATTCTGTATTGGGTGTCTGGGTTAGAGTATACCCTTTCAGTACCACGCCGGATACTTCCTTGCCTACTTCGGCACACTTCTGGATATAAGAATGCGCCCGCATGGCTAGGCTATCGGAAGAGACGTTGGCTAGATTGCCGGTGCGCGGTGAGTACACGCGTAGACGTATGTTCATCATCAACTTCCACAGCGTACCCTCGGCGTTCACTGGAGTGTACGTAGCCCACATGACGTGGTGCTGAATCCACCATGACGGGAGTTTGCTCGGCGGCACGTTCTGAATCACATGCCCTGGCGCGAACTCCGACAATAGGCTCTGCATGGTTTCAGTCAAACTCAATGCGGTTTCCATTAGTAACCTCCATGACGGGTTCCGCGTGAACCTGAGCGGTCAATCTCTGCGTTCGCACGAACCGCGTTCCAGTTGGTCTTCTTTAGCGCTGGCATAGGACGCGACAGGGCGTGCAGAGATACTGCCTTAGCCGCTGCCCCAACCAAGAAGAAGTGCCCCCGCTGGAAGCGTGTAACCTTCTGGCTACGCCCGTTCGAGAACTGAATCTCGTTTGTCGCTATACCAAGCTCAATGATGTGCGCGGCGGGGTCATCGTTGTAGACAACCCTATCCCATACCGGGATATTCGGGTACTGCTGAGGTCCCTTGTAGAGGGACCGACGCACACCGAAATGGTCTACGTAAGAATCGGACGTAGATTTTCGGTATGGTTCTGCAGCGGCTTTCGCGTCGTTCTTGATAGCCTCCGCAACACGGTCAAGCGCGCGTGTCCTGGTGGAGACCAACGACGCGGCGCGCTTCGAGTTAGTGCGGTATAGCTCAATTCCGTCTCTCAATCGGCACCCCCGATAACTCTCTGTCGTTGCCCCTGGTTATCGCAACCTTATCGTGTTGCGTTCGAACTCCCATGCGGAAGACAACCTCACGGGCGTTGATGGTGTAGTAGTACGGCTTCGAGGACGTTGGCTGTGGCTTGAGTCCTGCTTGCCTGGTGTACTTTCCGGGGGTGTAGACCACGACGGCATTCACGGGGAACTCGTCTTGGTACTCTTGAGGCAGTGACTCGCGTAGCTTATCGAACGTGCCGGGGGGAGATGTTAGCGCTCCGGTCGTAGAGAGTTTCGTACCGTAGTACTCTTCTCGCACCGACGAAGTTCGGGAGAGGTTATCAGACGCGATAGGCTGGAAATTGCAGCGCACCACCAAGGGCTTCTGCAGGTACTCTACTGCGTACATGCCGTCGGGCTTGAGTACACTACGCGCCGGGTAAATCTCCACGACGTGGCGTGGGTTGGATACTAACGTCATCCGCAGTACCACCCCTTATCCCACCCGGGCACGGGGGAAGCTGTAAACGTAGGGTCTGTAGACATCTTGACCGACCCTATGAAAGACTCTCGGGTCTTGCACCCGAGGCCCTCCAGTTCCTTATCGGTGAACCAGATGTTCGGGGACTGCGCTACGCGGTCAATCTGAATCTCGTATGCGGACTCTTTCTCGGAGATGTATCCTGAGCGGTCGTCCTTAGCGACGCGCATGACGGCGGCTACGACAACGGCGCGAATGCGTACCGCCGTGAGCTTATCTGGTTCTTCCTTGCCCGCAATGATGTTTGCCAGGCGAGGACAATACCCCGCGAGCATGGCGAGGGCTTCCTCAATCTTAGACGCAATGAATTTCTCAGAGCGGTCTACGACATCACCGTCTAGTGCGGTGTACACATCTTCAACAGTGACTTCCATGCTCACGGGGTATATTCCTTACTTGCTGGGGCGAGAGCGGGTGCTCTTGCGTGCCGGGTCTTTCTTAGGTTCCTCAGCGGGTTCCTCAGCGGGTTCCTCAGCGGGTTCCTCAGCGGGTTCCTCAGCGGGTTCCTCAGCGGGTTCCTCAGCGGGCGATTCTGCATGAAGACCCGTTACGTCCGGGTTACTGACCTGGGAGAGAACGTGGTCGCTAAGCTCACTCCCTTCCGGAAGGAATACGAGCTCTCCGTATTCGTTGTGGATGTATGTATGTGCCTTAGTGACCATGTTCGTTTCTCCTTCAGGTAGTTAGATTATTTACAGAACCTTAGCCTTGAAAGCGGCATCGGGGCTGTACAGGGCGGGCATCGCCACAGAATCCACAACAATGTCACGCAGGGACGCAACGTTAGGACGCTGAACGATATTAGCCACGATACCCTGACCGTTCACGCCAGTCCAGCCGAGGTTCACAGCGGTCACGGTTCGAGAGAACACGGTCTCGCCGAGGATACGGTTGTCAGACGGCGGAAGCAGGAAGATGCTGTCGTTATCCAGAACATCTACCGGGCCGTCGTAGGTGTTCACCTGGCGGTCATACAGAGTAATCTGCGGGAGAAGCTGGCCGGCAAGGATACCGTTTACTTCCTCAATAGTTGCAGGACGGTAGCCGTCGCCAATCTTGGTAGCGAACTGAGTGCTGGTCTGGATAGCCAGGAACACGCGGGTAGACATCACCATAGCGCCGGGGTAGAAGCCGTTGAGCTTCTTGTATGCCTGGCGGAGCTTCATCAGCTCCTGCAGGATGTTGGTACCTGCGGCATCAAACTTAGCCGCCACGGTCACGTCCGCCTCAGCAGAGCGACCCCATACATCCTCAGTCACGCCGCCGGCTTCGGTCTCAACCAGGAACTTTGCCTTGTTGAGGGTCTGCCCACGCTGGTACTCAAGGCGGTCAGCAATCGACTCTACGCCCTGCATGACCTTACCCTCAATGGACTTGCGGATAATGTCGTTGGACTGGATGCGAGCGCGAAGCTGGTCCTTTTCGCCGATGGTGTATTTCTGAGTCAAGGGGATGTTCTCAAAACGAACAATCTTGACGGGGGGCTGAGTACCACGGCTAGGCTCAGCATCCCAGGCGCGGTTGAACGCCATGACGGGGCGGGTGACCTTGAGGTCCTTGGTGTTCAGGTCAATGCCCTCAACGTAGCGTTCAGGGAAGAACGAAAGCAGGGAGTTGGCGGCAATCTCCTGTGCCTGGATGTTCTTGTAGTACTCTTCCGCGAAGCCGGTCAGGTACTCCGGGGTAGTAATCTGGTCCAAATCATAAGTAGACATTAGTTAGCGCCCTCCATGAAGATAAAGTGCTTGCTATCTGCGGGCTTCTCCAGAGCAGAACCAGAGGCGAGCTTAGGCAGACGCTTATGAATGATAATTCCCTTGACAACGACGGCTACCTGCTCAGTGCCGGTGGTGTTGGCATGGTCGAACAGCAGGAATCCTGCGGGGTCAGCTATGGCGGGCTTTACCTTGTTGGCTTCGATAGTCACGGGGTAGCCGGAAGGTACACCGTTGTATTTCTTGATAACTTCCGCAAAGTCTTCGGCGCTGATGGTGAGCGACTGAGCCTCAATCGAAGCGGTCTCACCAGACAACCAAGCCGGGAGGTTGCGGTTAATGGTAGTGCTATGCAGATTAGGCACTTGTAACCTCTCTATTTCTTGTTGAACTTAGCTCGCACAGCGGCGGCACCGGAGGCGAAGCTGTTGTTAGACGCGTTACCTGTATCAGGCGCGCCGTTTAGTGATGGAATGCTAGATGCCTTAGGTTTCATCTGCTCAGTCAGTGTAGCAAGGATACCGTCAAACTTAGCCTGGTCGAAGTTCCCTTCCGAATCCAAGAACGACGCGGCACCCAAACTATCGAATGCGCTCTGCAAACTCGATAGCCCGTTCGCACTCAGCCCGGCTTGAATCTTCGACTCCGCAATCTTAGTAGATGCGTTCTTCTTGTAGTCGCTGAACTCATTCTGCAACGCCTCTAGCCGGTCAGCTACAGAATCATCTGCATCCTCAGACTTGCGACCCTTCTTAGCCCGAGCCTCCCACTCACGTGAGTGGGACTTCCACTGCTCTACCTGCTTAGTCAGATTTTCAATCTGAGCTTTCAGGTCTTCCTCGCTTGTTGAGGGTTCCGAAGCATCCCCTGCGGCGTTCTCCTGAGTAGCCGTTTCGGCGTTCAGGTTCTCACCTTCCGGGGTTTCCTCCGTACCAACGTTCGCAGACAAAATCTCCTGTGGCATATCTGTATTCCTTTCATCCCCATTCCGGGGGTTTAGCGAGAACCACCTGCGTATTCCTTCACGCCGAGATTCTGCATCTGGTGAGCCTTCCAGTCGCGCATGAAGTTCTTCTTCCGAAGCATCATTAAGCGTGATTACTGAGTCGGCTTTTATATATTCCGCAAAACCCTTTCGGTCTGCGGGGTCTGGCAACGTGCGGGTGACCCACACGTCTTTCTGGGACCCTTGCAGGTGCAGGCTCTCTTCCAGAGCCGCCCGAAGAACAGAGTCTCCATCAAGTAAATCCAAGTCTATAATAGCATCCCCCGGCTTGGCATGGTCCCGAACATATGTACTCTTTCCGCTGGCTGGGGGTCCTGTAATAAGCCTAATCACGAGGCATACTCCCTCGCCTGGCGTTCCCAATACGCAATGCGGTCTTCTAGAACAGATGTTCGATAACGACGCGGCTTAGCGCGCTTACGTCTCAAGGCGGCCAGTTCATCCTGCGCGTCAATAGCCTCTTCTTTAGGTGTGCGCACGTAAGACGCGCGCTCTGCGTCCTCCCCTGATAGTGCGTACTGCTCGTTCTTCGGGGTGAGGCCGCTCTTCGACTTCTCAACACGGCGCGCCAGGGTAGGCCCGCGTTCCCCCGATACGTACTCAGCAATGCGAGTGTTCGAGAGCTTGCTGGCGGTATTCCCACCCGCAACGCTGTAGATGTAATCTAGGTCGTCTCTGTTCAGCTTCAAGCCGGGGTCAGATGTGCTCGTCACTGGCAAGGTTTCGCACTTGCAGTTATCGTGCAGTGGGTACAGCTGATTAGTTGAGTACAGGCGGTCAGCCGCCACCAGGCAGAGACCACAGGTACCAGTCTTGGATAACTCGGGATGTATGATGCGCCTGTACCCGATAACACCTTGCGGCGCGGCGGCTTCGTATACCCGCGCGGCGCGCTCACGGTTAGCCATGCGGACATCCGCGTCTGCCAGCTGACGGACGCGGGACAATGTCTTGAGCATAGCCTCTTGGTGAGAGTCGCCATTATTCCGGGCGTTACGATACTCGCTGACTGGGCGCTCCCACACATCCTCAGGAAGAATGTTCTTGCGTGGGTACGAGCCGTCCCGTGCCGGGGATACGTCCTTGGGGAACTTCTTCCCTTCGGCCTCTAGTGCCTCTTGTAAGAACGCATCCGCGTCAGCACGGGTTTCGTCCATAATCTCTAGAACCTTCTCAACGGTGTCATCCACCAAATCATCAACTGATGCTGAGGTCAGGGGGTCAGAACGCCACCGAGCGAATAGCCACTGCACCAGAATCTCAACTAAAGACCTGTTGCGCTGTGACTGGGCGTTAGCCAGCTTCCCGTAGAATCCTGAGGTAGCCACTAAACAGCGCCACCGTTACGTTGGTTCGACAAGTTAGCCTCCGGTGATGTGTTGTTCAAGACCTGGCGGTTCTTCGGGTCTGGCTCCTGTGTCTCTTCTTGCTCCTGCTCTTGACGGGTGATGTTCTGCTGGGCGGTGGCGTTAGCTACAACAAGGTCGCGTAATGCTTGGTTACCCTGCACCCGCTCAACCTCCGCAATATCCAGAGCAGAGAAACCACCAAACTTACGCAGTGCCACCGTCAGCGGCACACCTGCAGAGGTAGCAAGCTGGACGGCAGACATACGCTCTACGTCCGAAGGCCGCTTCGGGTTCACCCAATCAATGTTGATTTTCGTGGCATCCGCACGCTCAGAGTCCCCGCGCGCCAGCATAGCGTCCGCAAACAGGCGGCGAAGCGTCGAAGTAATTCGCATCTCCAGTGACTCAATGTCGAAAATCAGAGGCTCGTTCTGCATGGACGCGCCCTCCGCCGAAGACGTGGACGACTCTGGGGATAGGATGTACAGCGGGGTTTTCGACTCAGCGGCAAGAATCTTGATGTTATCCAGCACAACGTTGCGGATAGGGTTCAAGTCAGTAGCGGAGGACTCCCAAATATCAACGCCGTCAGGAAGCATCAGCAACGCGTCCGGTGCCGTCTCGAACATGTCTGCTGAGTACTTAATCTCGTTGCCTCGGTTGTCGTACTTAGGCAGGTTAGACAGAACAGTCTTGCGGAACGCTTGCGTGGCGGTGAGAATGCCTAGCTGCAAGATAGTGTGGTTGATGCGCGAGAGCGTGGGCAGGTGACGGTAGATGATGCCGTCGCCGTCCGACAGCTCGTATATCGTGACGGACTCGCCCTCCACCGTTACCGGTGCTTCCCACTCCCACTCCCCAAGAATCGGAGAGAACTCCGCCAGGTCTGGGCACGCCCACTCGCCGGTGGCCTGGAGAGGTACATTCAACTCAGCCTTCGCCAGACGGTAATACCCTGGCCGGGCGAAGAGCATGATGCGGTGCTTGCGGTCGGCAGATGCGTACATAGCAATGGCCGCGACGGTGTTACCCGCTGCGTCACGGTCGCAGTATGTGTGGCTTGGGGGGAGGTGCATCAGCCCGTCCTCCGTCAGCGCGAGATACCCCTTGCCGGAGGTGAGCGTATCTCGAAGCGCATCTGTCAGTTTCAGTTTGAAATCTGACTCCTGGATGAATGCCTCAATCTCGTCATCACCGTCTGCCGAATCATCCACTGCGGACTGCACACTGTGTACACCAATGCGGGGTAGGCGGGAGTCCACCAAGAGACAGGCCGCGTTCACGCGGGATTTCTTCTGCAGGTTGTACCACGCTCGCTGTACGCCAGCATTAGTACCGGAATTATCTGGTAGAGGGATAGGCGCGCGCCCCGAGTACCAGCTGTTCATGTCCTTGATGTGCTTACGGCGGCGGCTGAGCTGGCCGTACAAAAAATTGATGTACGCCAGGTCTTCGTCAAACGGTTGTATTTCCAAAGTATTACCTCAATCGCATAGGGGCGGCAGATTCACGAGCCGGGGCTATGGTGTGCCCCTTCGCGCTCACGCGTAGCTTGGACTGATATGCCAGCATGAGAGCGTAAGCCGCGTCAATCTTTCTCGCGGACGACGGCGACTCCTTATACATGATTCTACCTGCACGTGTTTCTCTATACATGGCGTTGTTGAGGTGCCTCATCAACACGCCGGGGCCTGTTAGCTTCACCTCGCGTTCGTACAGAGCAACTCGAAGAGAGCGCGTGGCTTCCGCAACCCTGTTCAGTTGGTTACCGCGCCACAGCATGGAACCAAACCCATACTTCGAGCCGCGCCGTGCTGATGCCCGCTTCGCGTTAATCAGGGACTCCCACTCAGCGGCTAAGGACTCCCACCCCGCAGGGTCGAACAACCCATCTACCACGTTGAAGTCCTGAATGAACTTCCGCATCACGCCGTCAATCTCAGCACGGGGCGGCTCCCAGCCACGACCGGATTCGTCGTCTGGTTGTTCCCAAACACGCACAGCCCACGCCAGGCCGTCAGATACTCGCATGGCGACAATCGCAGTAGCGTCGGTAACGCCGCGCGAGCGACCCCACGAGCCGTCGAAGCCAACCACGAGCATGTCTTGCCGGGTGATGGGGTCGATACCGGATGCTTCCAGGTTCTCGTGGGTCGTAGCTTGCAGGACATCATACGGGATGAACGCATCAGCCGAAGCGTGCGGCTTATTACCGAAGTACCGCGCCGCGTCTGATAGCGTCGTGGCGGGGTCGAACACATCATCCAACACACCATTGATGCGCACCCACCCGCCGGGGTAGGGCGAGCCTTCAACACCGCAGGGCGGGGTGTGAATCTTGCACCCTGTAGGGGACTTCAAGGAATCGCCATAGGCGTGCTCAAGTCCAGAAATGATGCTGGACGGGTCGGACAAGTCGGGGTCTCCCCAGTCCCTAGTGTCATAGAGGATGTTGTTACGGAACGACTCTCCGGCCATACCCTTCTGCCACGCATTCCAGGTCTGCTCAGCGAACGAGCCTTCCCCCGGCACGAATGCGTTCGGGGCTTCCAGCAAAGTTCCGTCCGCCTTCGACAGGTTTCGCTTCGCTACCGCGCCGAGACGGTCACCGCCGTTTGACGGTACCCATGTCTCCGTCTGGTCGGCAATCGTGAACTGGTTCGGCTTACCCTCAAGCGAGCGGGCCGAGGATGTACGCGGCGCAATAAGCCCATTGTGGGGTAACAGAATACGGGTCTCCATCACCTCCACGCCGGGGTATTCCCAGAGAAGATGTTCCGAGGACATCATCTCTTTCATAGGTTCGAAGGCGTTTCGTGTCTGCTCTTCCGAGACGGCAAGCAAGGTGATTTCTACTTTTCGCTCCGCGTTCCAGGGCTGCCCAACAGGGCGACCGTTTGCATCCCATCCCGCGAAACGGCATGGACCGAGAGCCTCGAAGGCGGCAATCGCGGCTAGGAACGGCGATTTCCCCCATCCTTTTGGACGCTGTATAACGCCGCGCCGGTACACACGTTCCCCGGTGATGGGGTCAATGCGGTACCAGCGCAGGATAAACTCTGCCTGTTCCCGTGTCGGGCGAAACGGTTCATCCCACGTGACGGTAGGGCGAGACAGGTATGTCTCCATCCACTCAAGGGCGATGTACCCGAGAGTAGGTACCTCGCCCTTGTATCGTGGCTTGAATCCCGCACGCACTGGGGCGTTAGCGAATGTATCAATCATGTCAGGCTATGCCTCTAACCTCAGCTCGCCATAGGTAGCGTTACCCTCTACATGCCGGGGGGTGGGCGCTTTCTGAGTGTGCTCCGCCAAGCGGCGTTGTAGTTCTTCTGCAGTAAGAAGCTCTATCTTAGCCCCGGCGATAGACTTCGGCGACAGGATGAACTCGCGCGCACTGGAGACAGCAACCTCAACGGAACGCAGGGTTGATACACCGCTCTCGAACTTACGTGCCGCCTCTTCAATAGGCATGATGACTGAAAGGATGAAGAACTGCCATTGAGTCTTCGTGAGGTTCTGCAGGGTAGGGTGCTCCTTGAGGGAGTCCCAGAACTCTACCGTGAACGCGTGCCAATCAAAGTAGTCGGGTAGCTCGGGCTGCGGTACGGGGCGGTACTCCAGAGGCGTAGCCTGGACGACCTCATACTGTCCGCGCTTGCTGCGGCTGCTCTTGTTATTCCCCTTGCCTGGCATAGATATTCTCCTTTGTGTTCAGTGACTCCCATTCGGCAACCTCTTTCGTATACCTCTTCAAGCGCATACGTTGGATAGGTTTCAGCTCTGCTGGGGGTATCGCTTTCAGTTTTCGTAGTGTGCGCCGGATGTGCTGCTTGTGGCGGCGGTGCGCTAGACCGCACTTCTTAGAGCAATACCTCCGTGGCGCGGGTACTGCGCTATACTCTAGAACAGGTTTGTGGCATCGAAGACATTTTCGATAACCGTCAACCGATTCGAGCTTATGTTCCATAGGCTCTCCTGGCATTAAATTTATTTAAGGCCCAATATGCCTTAAGTTGTGTCGCTTCTCCCACAGTATACAGGGTCTTTCGGGAAGGCTGCCTAGCCGGGCGCGCGGCGTTGCGTGCCGGGGGCAAAAATTATTTCCTATGATTTTACTCACACGTGTACGGGTGAATATTTATGACCGCACACGCGCTCGAAAAATAGAACACATTTTCTAAGCCCGTACTTTTCGAGATGGTTCAGAGCCCGAGCGACAGAACCCG